GAGGTAGTTCTTCCCATTTTTTCCCAATGTCTAATTTGGGAGGATCGACAATTGAAATATAAAATCCGGCCTTGACCTTGCCTGATTGGAAAATGAATTGGTTTCCTTTTTCATTGGATTCATCCAGCTCAATCTTGATTTCATTTTCCGGGGCTTTTTTTACAAATTGAAGAATTTCATTTGCGTAAATACTCCCTGTTAATCTTGTTTGAATTGGGTATGATATTGACAATTGATCATTGAAAGATATCAATTTATCATCGGCAAATATCACCAATTCTGATTGATCGGAAAGGTCGTTACACCCGGCAATTCCCGGCTTGATTGATTCCAGGGCTTTCACGATATCTTTTTTCAATATGACGATTTCTTCCTGTGTTTTTGTTTCTTCTTTTACTGCTCTTTTTCTTTGCCTTGCCATTGTTTATTTTCTCCTTATTTGGTTATTTCCTTTGTAGCTTTTTTGGGATCACCTTTGACAAAAATCAATACATTTTGATGGGTTTTACCTATTTTTCTTGCCGCTTCGAATTGTTTTGTAATCCTAATTGGCAATGATCCAATGGCCGTTATCAGGATTATTTCGTTATATAATTTGAGCCCGCTATTGATAAAACAGGATATGGTTTCCGAAACAAAATTATTATAGAACCCTTTTTTGTCCCTGAAATCCCCAACAACAAAACAAGCAAACCTATTATTTTTTAATCTTTTGCAGGATTCCGAAATGATTTTTTCATATGTTGTGATAAAATCCTCATAACTCATATTTGAGATATCCCTTGGATCATCGGAGTATTTTTCAAGACTTCCATACGGTGGGCAAGAGAATATGAAATCTGCTTTAGGGGCCTTTTTTATTTCTAATAATGAATCCCCACAAACCCATTCAGGTTGATTTTCACAAATGTCTTTCCCTTGTTTAATATTTGCATCAATTTGGAATTGGCTTAAATCACAACCCCAATAATCATAACCTAATAAAGAGGCGATAATACCCCTAACTGAGCCCCCCGCAAAAGGATCTATTATTTGCCCATTAACAGGGCAAAACCACTTATACATTAATTCAGTTAAAACGGGGTCAAAAATAGAAGTGCCTGTTTTTGTCCCATGACGATTAATATTAAGAGGCAAATCATAATCAGTTATTCTGTCCATTCTTTCTGCTAAACTATTTTTACTTTTTATTTTTCCATCTCTTCCTAATTCACTTTTAATACCTAAACCAATCCATCTTCTTTTTCTTTTTTGCCAAAATCCTGATCTCGTATTTAATATTGAAAAAGGGGGTATAATAAATTTATCAGCTACAACACTTTTTGACGTGGGCTTGATTGGCCCGATTAAACCATCCCCGTATAGATTTATTTCTGTCATTGAATTTCCTTTTTAAATTAATTATTTGAATAGTAGATGGTTTAATCGGGTGGGATTTAATCTTAAATTGACATTTTTTTGCCGTCAGTTTTACCCTTGCCGGATGTCTTAATAACGCCCCATGCCTGATAAAATGACTGGCCAGAATCATTCCAATCTTCTTTTTTGATTTCAGTCATTGTCATGGGGTTTTCCCGGATAGATTCTACAAAGAGATTTCTTTTGGTGCCGATACCAAATCCGAATTCATCTTTTTTGGTGTCGGGGTCTGCTTTGGCAGGAGTCTTTTTGGCAGGAGTCTTTTTGGCAGGAGTCTTTTTTTCTTTTGCCGGTTCCTTTTTGGGCTCCGGGGCATCTTCAGGCTCGGTTTCTTCTGGTTCAGTTTCAATCTCTGTGGGATCGGGCTCGGTTTCCTCATCAGATGTTGCAACAGGTGCTTCCCAGCCTATCACTTTCAGCCAGGTCACGATGTCAGGGGTAAATGCTTCGTTTTCAAGATCGGCGGGTTCAATATCCTGGGCCGAATCGGCTACTTCATCATACAGATCTTTTCGGAGGACTTTTCGACCGACTTCGATGGGTTTTTCGTAAGCCATCACCTTGTTCAGTACGGCGGCAATTTCTACCAGCATTTTCTTGGTTACGTCTTTTTTCAGCATTTTCAAATTCTCCTTTTAATTTTGTTTGTTGGTACATTATGTTTTCTAAAATTTGTTTTAAAAAATCCTGTCCCGGCAACCCCTATGGGTGATTGTTCCTTTGGCCGGGACAGGATTAGGAACCTGCCCAAGTGCGATTGCTTATATTTCCCGGTTGCATGGCCGCCTGTTATATTAGGTTAGGGCGGCAGGTATTGGATCGATTCGGGACCAGGCGGCAAGGACGGTCGTCAATCTTGTTCCGTCGGCCGCACAAGCAATCTATTTGCTACTTGAGCAGGGTGTTACCTAAATCTAATGGTGCATGACATCCTCCCTTCGCTACGTCGATTTTTACGTTGAAATAAAAATTAATTAAAAATACCTTTCATCTATATTATAGTTTTAAATCAAAAAAATTTAAATTTTCTTACAATATTTTTTTGCCCTCCTTTCTGATCGGCCAGATTTTCTTATGAATTTGATAGTTTAGGACACAATTAAAAAGTTTCCGGTCTATCAGAAAATCAACAATCTGAGCATGAGGAACATTGCCGGTAGTCCCGATGGCGACATTTGCTTTATGCAAAATAGGGTAGATAGAAAATAGATTTTCAAGTGCAGGCAAATCTTGTCGATTTTCTATTACAAATTTCAACCAATTATTATCAATACATCTTTCGAAATTGTCATAAATCATTTTATGGGGGTAGTTAAATTTGTAATCAACTACCCAGGAAATATGATTTTTCAAAATATCCGGGATGGGCTGAGTCCCATTTGTCTCAACGGTTATTTTGCATTGCAATGCCAAAACTAAACCATAGAGCAATTCCTGCAATTCATCATATTGTAAGGTGGGTTCGCCTCCGGTTATTGTTACCTGTTTGCATCCTGTCTTTTCAACAATATCCACAATCTGATATGGTAATAATTTGGAATTGATCTCGCTGGCAGATGCGGCGTCGCAGTAGGTACATGAGAGATTACACCCGGCAAATCTGATGAATGTCGTCAATGATCCTTGATGCCAAGCAGTAATTTCGCCATTGATGCTTTGGAATATTTCGTTTATATTTATCATTTGTAATTCTCCCATGTTGCGTATGAGGTTTTTGTTTCCCACAGCCGCACCCGCTCAAGTGTAATTGATTCCTCCCACAGCATTAATTCTATATCTCTTGCTATTTTATGCACCATGATTTCGGCGGTTGGATTGTCGTAATAATCGTTGAGATTGCTATGATCTAATTTGCCAAGTGTAGCTATTGGTAGGTTTTCAATCATTCCTTTCAATACAGAAAAATCCATAATCATTCCTCTGCTTGGACCGTCAACCTGAATTGACCCTGATATCGTTATTTCTAAACGATACGAATGCCCATGCAGTTGATGGCAAGCTCCTTTATGATGGGGCAAATGATGGGCGGCTTCAAATTCATAAATCTTTGTTATTGATACCATTTTCTTTCTCCTTTTTATTGGTTATTTTATTTCTCCTACGCAGCTATCAAGGTATATCTTGCCAATTTGAAGCTGTTGTAAAACCGTAACTGTTGATTCAATTTCTTCATCATGCCTTAGTTTCAGCATTTTGATTCTTGCCAGGTTTCGTTTTTTATCACATTCGGGTTGGTTAATCGCCATTGCCCCATCAATCTTCCCAAGTTTAGAAATATCTTCAGCCCAGTCCCCTTTTTGAATATCCTTACCAGTCCGGGCAGTGTTTGATTGTGAGCCAGTCACTACTGCAATTTTCCTATCCCCTGCAATAGCCTTATGTCCGGCCCATATGCCGGAGATGCTATGTCGATACTGACCATATTGATCCTCCGGTAAGAATTCATCGGCATAATCTGTCACCAATACATCCACAATAAAATTTTCGTAATGCTCTAAATTATATAGATAGGCTTTCATTTCGGATATTGTTAAGGTCTGGGGCGGATATGAAACCAATTTAATTTTACCAGATCGTTTTAAAAACTGTTGCATTTTATTTGCTTTTTTCAGAACTTTGGCGGCACTTATTTCTTCCCTGGTAATTGTTCTCCACCAGGAATTCATATCAAATTTGTAGGTGCCTTTGCATTTGGTGCATGGAACATAATTCCTGGGAGCTGTTTCAAAAGTGGGTTTCTCACCATCCTCTTTATTCGGATTCCATAACGGTATTTTTGATTCTCTTTTTGAACATTCACCGATTTGATTCAAAGTGCAATCAAACACCGGCACCCTTATATTCCCGGCATACTTTTTCTTGGGTAGACCGGTTATCCCTGATTGAATTCGTTTGATCATTTGTCGCTCTGTCATTTCCAAAGACACAAAGACGACATTTAGCCCAGCCATAGCAGCTCGTTCAGCTATCCACCATAGCCACCATGTTTTGCCAATTCCCTGTTGTCCTATGACTCCGAATAAATGATTACGTTCAAATGGCCCGATTGTTGCCCCAAGTTCGCCGGGTAATTGAAAAAGAATATCTGAGGATTGAGGATTGAATGCATTTTTCAAAGCTTCTTTATCTCGTAAAGGATCAACACCTTTTGCTCTCACCCTCTCAACTCTTTCAAATCCTTTTAGCAATGCCTCTGCTTCTTCTATCCTGCCAGCTGTTACAGCCCTGGATAGATCATATTTGATACTTTGCAGATGAGACAATCTGAAATGTTTTTCCGCACTATCCAAAGCATATGCGGCATTGAATTTTGGGCCTCTGGAATATTCTTCCGATAATTGTGATAGGAATGATTCAATATTGTCTGCTACTTCTGGGGATATATCTGTGTCTTTTTTGCTTCTGAAAATATCCTCAATATGCTGGCCGGGGGCACCTTCGTATTGGTCAAAATATTCTATGCACCATTGCCCTATTATTTGCGAGTCCTTTGCCAGCAGGCAGGTCGGGGTCCACATTGACCTAATACCCGATAGAAAATCATTACTGATGATCATGCCCGTTAATATATTCCGCT